ATTCTTCTTTTGTCACTGGAGTTATATCAAAAGAACCAGTCATAGAATTTTGTAAAGATGTTATACCATCTTTTGAATCAAGAGGTCTAACATAACCAATTGCACCATCTTGACTTCCTAATAATTCAGGAGTTACACCTCCACCACCTCCACTTCCACCACCAGCCATAATATATTCTTTAAAATCAGGAGAAACACCATCATCTATTTTTTCAATAGGTTGATTATCATTCATGTTTGTATAATACTGATTATAATCATCTAATAAAAATTCACCTGGAACACCAAATTGTTCTCTAATATCTATAAGTCTTTGATTAGGTATTAGCTCAGGTATTCTTGGATCATTTATGTCTGGATATCTAACTGCCATTATCTACGTCCGTCTGGTTGTATGTCAATTCGTAATGTGCCAAAACGCCAAGACTCACTAACATCAGTGTTTTCTATCTTAATGTTAACAAATCTTCCTCTGGCTCTAGTGTCCTTTTTATCAGTGCTAGAGTTAATTGTAAAGGGACTTAGGGCTGTTGTTGTATCTGATTGTTGAGGATATCTTTTAACAGCTAGTGTTACTTTAGCATTTCCTTGTAAATTTTTAAAGTCAGGTACAAATCTTCTCATAGCTAAAAATATATCTCCTGAAATACCTTCTGTACCTTGTTGCCTTGATTGAATATCAAAGTCATATGATTTTACAAATGAAGTAACTGTTGTTGTGCTACCATTAGGATTAACTTGATCTGTTCCTACTTCATGTTCAAATAATGTTGTTTGACCTAAACCTGATTCACCCACTATTACAGGAAAAGTACCTGTTGCTGAGTCACTAAATTTGGTAGCCGATGGTTTAGGATATACACTAGCATCAATCCAAGAAGTTCTTGCTTCTGTTCCTATATACCAAACTCCTCCTCTCATAGGTTCTCCGTAATTAAATACCACATACTGATCATTGTAATCAGAATTAGTTGATGGATAATACCAAGTTACTTCTGTAAATAAATTATTTATACCAGCACAAATTTGTTGACCTTTTGTAGTATCTGCTTGATCATAAACATAATCTTCAACAGAACAAGGTAGTGATTTAACTGTACCATCAAACATAAAGAAACCATTGGGACTCATCCAAAAAGCAGCACCATCTATTTCAACAGCTGCATTTTTACCTATTAATCCACAGTTAGTACCAACTTGCTCAAACCCAAATGTAAAAGGTGCACCAATAAATTTCATTGTATACAAAGCATTGTCAGTCCAAACTAAAATTGTTTCTTTTGCTTTTAATGAACCTACAATTTTTGTGCCATCTTGTAGTCTTTGTGATCCAGCACTGTTAATAGCTGTTGGTGTATAATCATTTATATCTTCTTGATCAGAGAATCTTATAAACATATCATCTTGTGTTGTTGTATCTCCAATAGTTGTTTCAGTTCCTAAATGAATTAAGTGACGTGTTGTAGGTGATACTAGTGTGACTCTAGTTGCTGTTGGATTAGCTGATGTAGAAAAACCTGAAGTTGATGTAGATGATCTAGTTGTTAATCTTGCAGCAATACCAGCGTCCCATGTAAAAGTTTTTCCATTTGCAATTGTTGCAACTAATACCTGACCAAAATTACTTAATGACCATAACCCAGGTTCAAGTGATACGTCAGATGCAGAAGCTGCTTCTCCCCATGCTCCACTACTCCAAGTATCAATACCCCAACCATAACCATAAGATTGTTCTGCAGGACCAACTTGTTCATAAGGTTTAACACTTAAACTTCCACCTGTTGAAACTGTTGCTGTTGCATTAAAGCTTTGTGTAATTGTAAATACACTTGTACTTGTAATACTTGTTACTTGAAATAATTTATCTTCAAAATCTGAATTAGCATAACCAGTTCCTGATGGTAAAGTTACATTATCCAATAATACAATATCACCTGCACTTAAACTATGACTTGCTTTTGTAATAGAACAAACAGCAGAATTATTAACTGTTGCAATAGTACAAGAAGATAAAGTAGTTTTTAGAGGTGTAATGTCATAGAGTTGACCTTCAAAATATATAAGTAAAAATTTATCCGTACCAATTGCAATGTATCTATTTCCATCTAGATCTACAAAAGCAAACTGACGTCTTGCAACTCCAACAATAGTGTCTGTAACTAATGATGACCAACCACCTACTTTTTCAGGTAGTCCATATCTAAATCTTGTGTTATCACAATCAATCCATCTGTTTTCAGCACCAGATGCAGTATCTTGTTTGTCTATTCCTGGTAATACTTTAAAATCAATTAGAGCCATGGTCCATGCTCCTATATGTTATCTTTGTAGACCCAGCCTCTAGTTGCATTAACATACACTAAAGTAAATGCAGCGCCATTTGTTGAAAAAACTAAATTAGCAGCACTGCCTAAAATATTAGAACTATTTCTACCTACTGTTAAATTATTAGATGCAAGGTTATTACCACTATCTATAAATGTAACTTCATTACCTATTGCAGGAGACGCTGGTAAATTAATTGTAATTGCAGTACCAATACCACTTCCAGAAGTATCTACTAATATCTGGTCACCATTAACTGTAGTGTATGTAGTAGTGGGTGTATAATATCCTTTTGTCTGCATTTTTCCTGTAATGTTTGTACCATCCGAATACATTACTGTTGTTGATGCAACAGGTAAAGCAAGACCTGTTCCTGATACAGTTTTAACTGTAAGTGTGTAGTTTGAAGAAGATCTAGCTGTTGCGTCTTCTACAATAAAAACTCTTTCAGCAGAGTCTGGCATAGTCACTGTTCTATTTGCAGTAAGTGTGCCTGTTAATTTGTAGTATAAATTTTTACCATTTGCTGTAGCATGGTTTGCTAAAGATAAAGCTACATCAGCAGATCCTACTGCTAATGATAAATAACCAGATGACGCTTGTTCTAAAATCTGTAAATTTGTATTTGTAATTGTCCCCCATGTACCAGATTTTTCACCTGTTGTTATAAGTTCTAGTTTTAAGTCACTTGACGTACTTGATGCCATTTATTCTCCTATGGGTTATTCGGGTCAATAGGTATCCAGGTACCAGTTGCTCCCGGAACTATCGGGTTCCATGATATCACATTTATAGTACCAGTTGCAAGGTTAATTTGTTGCCCTGTTACATCTACTCTAACTGTTACATCAGCTATTGCATTACCAATAGCAATGTTTAATCTATTACCATTAATTAATACAGTAGCTCCTCCTAGTCCAGGACTTGAAAAAGATGCTGCTGAAAATGAAGTTCCGCCAAATAACATATTAACTACCTAAAGATGTTTGTACTTCTTCCCACGTCATAGTGGCTCCTGGTACAACACCGTCCCATTTCTTAATTAATACAGAACCATCTGCAACATTTACTCTACTACCATCTGGAATAACGGTAGCTTTTGCTACAATAGTTACAGTTCCTGTTGATAAATTTTGTCTATTAGTTGTTACTATTGCAGTAGCGTTTGCTTTTGTAGTAACATCTCCTACAGATATTTCAACTACACTTCCTGTAACAGATACATTTGCTTTTGCAACAACAGATACATCACCTGTATCTACATCAACTCTTGATCCTGTAGGTAATATATTCGCTGCTGCGGTTGTTGAAACAGTTCCTGTAGATAATTCAACACCTGATCCAGTAACATTATATTTAAATGCAAATGTAACAGAACCTGTGCTTAAATTAATTCTATCTCCCGTAACAGCAGTAACTGCTTTTCCAATTGCTGTAACATCACCGGTATCTAAATTAATCCTGTTTCCTGATACACCAACTACGTCTGCAACATTAACTGTCCCTGTAGTTAAATTAACTCTTTGTCCTGTAACATCAAAATTAGCTGCAGCTGAAACTGTAACAGACCCTGTTGCTAATTCTGTTGCAATCCCTGATACACCTATAACATCTGCTACTTGAACGTTACCAATTGATAAATTTAATCTGTTTCCAGTAGGTAGAACTAAAGCTTTTCCTACAATACCAACGGTACCTGTTGATTCATTAAGTCTAATTCCTGATACAATTGCTAATGCATTAGGATTAAAACCTGGATCTGAAAAGGCTGATTGGGAAAAGGTAGTTGCACCGAAGAACATGGCAGCTTACCCTTTTTTCAGTTCGTCTATTTCTGCTTTTAATTCTTTAATTGCATTGACTAATACTGGTACTAAATGTTCGCCTTTGTATTTCAAAGCATCTTCAAATTCAGTATCAATAATCACAGGATTATCTCCTTCAAGTGCAAGTATATCTTGTGCTAAAAAACCATATCTCATATCTCCATGAGGTGCATCATTATCTCTTGATTTTTTAAATTGAAATGAAACAGGGTTTAGTTGATTAACAAAATCTAACCCATGTGGAACTGTACCTAAGTTTGTTTTATCTCTTTGGTCTGATGTTACTGTAAAAGCAACTTTAACATAAGCATTAGTTATACTATTGTGACCAAAAACAGCTCTATTGTCTTCGCCTGTAATATCAATCATAGCACCTTGCGCACCTGAATCATTACCAATTGCAACATTACCAAATCCTGAAGTAACAGAATTTAATGCACCTTGTCCAATAGATGTATTGTTTGCACCTGTTGTTTGTTTTCCTAATGCGTCTTTTCCAACTGTTGTATTAGCAGAACCTGTTGTGTTACAAATCAGAGCATTAGTACCTACTGCTGTATTAGTAGAAGCTGTTGTATTAGATGCTAAAGCTAAAGTCCCTATTGCTACGTTTTCATCACCAGTTGTGTTAGAACATAAAGACACACAACCTACAGCAGTGTTTTTAACTCCAGCACCTTCATTTTTATACATAGAAGCATAACCTACAGCTACGTTATCACCACCTGTTGTATTACAACGCATAGCATAAGTACCTATTGCAACATTAGCACCAGCTGTTGTATTACTTTCCATAGCATAAGTACCAATAGCCGTATTTAAATCACCTGTTGTGTTACCATTTAAAGAACAGAAACCAACTGCTGTATTGTTTGAAGCTGTAGTATTAGATAGTAAAGCATTTCTACCAACTGCTACGTTAGCTGTACCTGTAGTGTTTCCTTGTAAAGCAGTTCTACCAACTGCTACATTGCTATCTGCTGTAGTGTTTGATTGTAAAGCATCTAGACCTATTGCTACATTATCAATACCTGTTGTATTCGAATCTAAAGCGTCTTTACCAATAGCTGTATTTCCAGAACCTGTTGTGTTAGCAAACATTGCATGAGTTCCAACTGCTGTATTATTATTTGCTGTTTCATTATTAAATAAAGAATTATAACCAAGAGCAACGTTACAATCACCTGTAGTATTATCATGTAAAGATTGTCTTCCCATAGCAACATTTTGACAACCTTCTGTATTAGCAAACATTGACGATCTTCCAACAGCTGTATTTTGACATCCTGTTGTATTAGCTTTTAATGATTCTACACCAACAGATGTATTTTCTGCACCTGTTGTGTTAGTACACAAAGCATGATAACCAACTCCTACATTATTAGCAGCAGTTGTAACAGATTTTAATGCTCTATAACCAACAGCTACACTTCTACAAGCTGTTGTACCTGCAAACATAGTATCTCTACCAACTGCAACATTTTCACAACCTGTTGTGTTAGTATCAAGTGCTGAAAATCCTACTGCTGTGTTGTTTGCTCCTGTAGTAGTTGCAAGCATAGCACACATACCTACTGCTACATTGTTATTTGCTGTTGTATTAGCAGCTAAAGCACCACAACCTATGGCTACACTAGATGCACCTGTTGTGTTACAAGCCAAAGCCTCATTACCAACAGCTGTATTGTTAGAAGCTGTTGTATTTTTCATTAAGGCATAATATCCAATACCTACATTACAATCACCTGTACTGTTTGTGAACATAGAAGCATAACCCATAGAGGTATTTCTATTTCCTGTTGAAGTATCTGGTTGTGAGTTTCTTCCAACAGCAGTATTATTATCTCCTGTTGTTAATGCTTCAAAAGCTAAATGACCTACAGCTGTGTTATTGACTCCAGAAGTTAATGCTGCAAATGTGCTTGTTCCAACACCAGTATTTCCAGTAGCTGAACTTAAAGTACCTGTTGAATCTGTTCCTACTAATAAACTGTTTGTAAAATTTGTTCCACCTTCTTTAAAAGTTACACTATCAACTTCTACAGCTGAACCATTATTTTGTAATGTTCCAACTATATTAATAGTATCACCACTATCACCTATTGTAACAGTGGTACCACTTCTTGGACTGAGTTTATTTACTTTTACTTCACTCATTTAGTTTCTTCTTTTAACTCTTCGGGTAAGTTTGATTTTAAAATATCTAAGTAATGTTTCATTAAAATTTCGTTATTAGTAAATCTTACCTTTAACTTACTTTGTTCTTGATTTAATACTTGGATATTTTGTAACGCAGCTTTCCCGTCTTCGGAAAGCTTAGTTTCATCGTACTTTTTATCGTCGATTGTGATCATTTAGACTCCTAGCTTGCTGTGTGAGCTTTACCAGCAACGATAGCCGCATTAGCTGCAGTCATATCCTCTGAAGTCCAGTAATCTTTAACAACCATAAGTTCTAAATGTTCAACATTTCTGTCAACTGCACTTTGTCTATCTTCAGCTTCTTCACCAGCCATCTGCGTTCCATCAATGATACCATTGATTAGATCTACAGAATGACCCATAGCTGTGTAATCTTGTGCAATTTCTTCTGCTGTTTTTACTTCGTCTGACATAGTTTATCCTCCGTGATTATATTGTTGCGCATGCAACGGGTTTAAGTTTATCAATTTTCTTAAAATTATCAATAACTAACTTGGGTTCTACCATATTATTTCTTGGGTCACTATCATTAAATTTAGCCTCATCCCACTTATCTTTCATATGAAAATGTAAGTTTTTATTGTGAGAATAACCAAATTGAGTCCATCTAGTTGAACCCCAAATAACGACTCCGTAAGCTTTAGCTGATGGTGAAAAGTGTTGTAAACAACTGTCAATACTAACGAACCCTTCAGCACCTTTTAACATTTCATGGATCTGGGCCCAATGTAAATCACATCTAATTGTTCCTTTATAATGTGGTTCATTTGGTAATACACAGTTAATTATTGTTGTATCTTTATATTCTTCAAGTAACATATTAACTACTTGTTGAGCAAGATATGGTTGATAGTTTCTATTAGGATTGATGTTTTGATATTGAACGTTTTCTCCATAGTTCCATTTAGCCTGACCACCACTAAATTGAATCATAATATATTTACCAATATTATTATCACCCAACCATTTAGTAACGGATGCTTTATGTTGATCTGTATAAAGTTTTCCTGTCATAGATCTATTAAAATCTACACCGTGATGTTCACAGTAACTTTCGATTATATGTTGTTTACCAAATTGAAAATTTGATTTGTATGGCTCACAATAAAATATATTATCAGATGCCATGATTCTTGGATCTTGTAATGGTAATGTAGATTCTAAAGCTAGTTTAACATCAGGGTTACCAGCGAAACAATCTATGTAAGGTGTATAAACTTGCACCTCTGATTTTTTTTTTAATTTAGGTAGTAAAGCAGTGAATGCGGTACATTTACCAACACCACCTTCTACGACGTACGTATTAAGCATTTATATTCCTTTCGATTTATTAGTTACTTTCTAACGCTTCTATTCTAGATTTCAAGTCTTTATTTTCTTCTGATAATTCTTTAATTGCATTGACTAATACAGGTACTAAATGTTCACCTTTGTATTTTAAACAATTTTCAAATTCAGTATCAATAATCACAGGATTATCTCCTTCAAGTGCAAGTATATCTTGTGCTAAAAAACCATATCTCATATCTCCATGAGGAATTTCTTTATCTCTTGACTTTTTAAATTGGAATGAAACAGGATTTAGTTGATTAACAAAATCTAATCCATGTGGAACACTTGAAATATTCATCTTATCTCTTTGATCGGAAGTAACTGTCCAGGCTACTTTTACATAAGCATTAGTAATATTGCTATGACCAAAAACACCTCTATTATCTTCTGTAGTAATATTTATCATACCACCTTGTGCACCTGATTCATGACCTATAAATACATTTGTTCCACCTGTTGTAACATTTTCTCCTGCTTTTATCCCAAACCCTGTATTTCTAATACCTGCTGTGTTTGATAATCCAGCATCTTTACCAACAAAAGTGTTACAATCTCCTGTTGTGTTAGCATCCATGGTACGACAACCAATAGATATATTGTTATCTCCTGAAGTGTCTGCTTTTAATGAACCAAAACCAAGTGCTACATTTCCTACACCAGAACTAAGAGCTGCTAAAGCTTGTGTACCAATACCAATATTATAAGTTGATGTTACAGCAGCTAACATAGCATCTCTACCTATTGAAATGTTATCAGATCCTGTTGTAATTCCACATCCAGCATATTTACCAAAAGCAATATTTTGAGAGCCAGTTGTATTGTTTAAAAGAGCATTTGTACCAACTGCTACATTATTTTCACCTGTTGTGTTACTTTGTAAAGCACCTCTACCAAATGCTGAATTAACAGCACCTGTTGTATTAGTACTTAAAGCAAAAGGTCCGACAGCTGTGTTTTCATTAGCGGTTGTATTTGCTGATAAAGCATATTCTCCCATTGCTACATTATTAGCACCTGTAGTATTTGCGTCTAAAGCAAAAGCTCCAACGGCTACATTACCAGCAGCTGTTGTATTAGATCTTAAAGAACAGAATCCTAAAGCTGTATTGTTAGCACCTGTTGTATTACAAAACATTGAAAATCTACCAACTGCTGTATTATTATCTGCTGTCGTAGCAAAAGCTAATGATGCTTGACCAACTGCTACATTATCATCACCTGTAGTGTTAGCTTGTAATGCACCATTTCCTACTGCTGTATTACAGCAACCAGTTGTTGTTAATTCTAAAGCACTTTCTCCAACACCTGTATTTCCAGATGCTGTCGTATTTGTTTTTAAACTATCTTTTCCAACTGCTACATTATTTGCACCTGTAGTGTTGCAAAGTAATGCTGATCGTCCTACTGCTGTATTTTGTGTTCCTGTAGTATTAAATGCCATAGACCTGCCACCAACAGCAGTATTATCTGATGCTGTGTTGCTTTCTAAAGAAGAAGTACCAACAGCAACATTACAAGAACCTGATACATGTTGATCAAGTGCATAAGCACCCAATGCTATGTTGTTTGAACCTGTTGTATTAGCTCTGAGTGAACGTAAGCCTACTGCTGTATTTTGTGTTCCTGTTGTATTAGCATTTAAAGAACAAAATCCAACAGCTACATTATTATCTCCAGATGTAATTGCAGCTAAAACACTTGTTCCAACTCCAGTATTACCATCAGCAGAATCTAAAGTACCTGTTCCAGAAGTACCTACTAATAAACTGTTTGTAAAATTTGTTCCAC